ATGGCAAAAAAACAACAGGAATACGGCAACGACAGCATCCGCCAGCTGAAAGGCGCGGACCGTGTGCGTAAGCGCCCGGCCGTTATTTTTGGCTCGGACGGCGTGGAAGGCTGTGCCCATTCCATCTTTGAGATCATCTCCAACTCCATCGATGAAGCCCGTGACGGCCATGGCAACCGCATCAACGTCACCCTCTACCCCGACCACGTCGTTGAGGTTGAGGACTTCGGCCGCGGCATCCCGGTGGACTACAACAAGGCTGAGGACCGCTGGAACTGGGACCTTGTCTTCTGCGAGCTGTACGCTGGCGGCAAATACGCCGAGGGCAGCGGCAACTACGATTTCAGCCTGGGCCTCAACGGCCTGGGCCTGTGTGCCACCCAGTACGCCAGCGAGTGGATGACCGCCGACATCTACCGCGATGGCTTCCACTACCACCTCGACTTTAAAAAAGGCGAGAACGTGGGCGGCCTGCAAAAGGAGCCGTTCAAGGGCAAGCGCACCGGCTCGGTCATCCGCTGGAAGCCGGACACCGAGGTCTTTACCGACATCGCCGTCCCGGCCGACAGCTTTAAAGATATGCTGCGCCGCCAGGCTGTGGTAAACGACGGTGTGACGCTTGTTTTCGAGGATAAATCCGGCGGTGACACGGAGAAGTACGAGTACCTCTACGAGCACGGTATCACCGATTACGTCAACGAACTGGTTGGCGATAAGGGCCTGACCCCGGTGCACTTCTGCTCCGGTTCCGCCACTGGCCGCGACCGCGCCGACCAGCCCGACTATCAGGTCAAAATGAACGTGGCCTTCGCCTTCTCCAACACCGTGCAGGCGTTGGAATACTACCACAACTCCAGCTGGCTGGAGCACGGCGGCAGCCCCGACCGCGCCGTCCGCCTGGCCTTCGTCAACCAGGTCAACGCCTGGCTGAAGTCCAAAGGCCTGTACAAAAAGAACGAAAGTGCGATCACTTTTGCCGACGTGCAGGATTGCTTGGTGTTGGTTTCGTCCAGCTTCTCCACCCGTACCAGCTACGAGAACCAGACCAAAAAGGCCATTACCAACAAATTTGTGGCCCAGGCCATGACCGAGTTCCTCAAACATCAGCTGGAGGTCTACTTCATCGAGCACCCCGACGAGGCGGAGAAAGCCTGCAAGCAGGTGCTGATCAACAAGCAGAGCCGTGAACACGCAGAAAAAGCGCGTATCACCATTAAAAAGACGATGACCCAGCAGATGGACCTGGCCAACCGCGTGCAGAAGTTTGTGGACTGCCGCACCAAGGACCCCACCCGCCGTGAGCTGTATATCGTGGAGGGCGATTCCGCTATGGGCGCCGTCAAGCAGAGCCGCGACTCAGAGTTCCAGGCCATTATGCCCATCCGCGGCAAGATTTTGAACTGCCTGAAAGCCGACTACGCCCGCATTTTTAAGTCGGAAATCATCACCGACCTCATCCGCGTTATGGGCTGCGGTGTCGAGCTGGGCGGCAGCCACAACAAGGATTTAGCCAGCTTCAATCTGGATAACCTGCGGTTCAATAAAGTTGTCATCTGCACGGATGCCGACGTGGACGGCTACCAGATCCGCACCCTGGTGCTGACGATGCTCTACCGTCTGACGCCTACCCTCATCAACAAGGGCTACGTCTACATCGCCGAGTCGCCGCTGTACGAGATCAACACCAAAAACAAAACCTACTTTGCCTACACCGAGCCGGAAAAGGCTGACATCCTGCGCCGCATCGATGATGAAAAATATACGATTCAACGTTCGAAAGGCTTGGGCGAGAACGACCCGGAAATGATGTGGCTGACGACTATGAGTCCCGAAAGCCGGAGACTTATTAAGGTGCTGCCCACCGATGCCGAGCGCACGGCAGAAGTTTTTGACCTGCTGTTGGGCGACAATCTGCAAGGCCGAAAAGACCATATCGCCGAACATGGCGCGGAGTATCTGGATGATTTGGATGTAAGCTGAGTAAGGGAAAACAACGATGGCAAAACGAAAAGAAAAGAAAATTATTGCCGCCCGGCCCCAACTGGGCGATAACGTCGAGATCCTCTCGGCGGGCGAGGTGCTGGAATCTCCCATCACCGATACGCTGGAAACCAACTATATGCCCTACGCCATGAGCGTCATCGTCTCCCGCGCTCTGCCGGAGATCGACGGCTTCAAACCGGCGCACCGCAAGCTGCTGTATACCATGTACGGCATGGGCCTGCTCAAGGGCAACCGCACCAAAAGTGCCAACATCGTGGGTAGCACCATGCACCTGAACCCCCACGGCGATGCCGCCATCTACGATACGATGGTGCGTATGGGCCGCTCCAACGAGAGCCTGCTGGTGCCGTTTGTCGACTCCAAAGGTAACTTCGGCAAGGCGTACAGCCGCGATATGGCCTACGCCGCCGCCCGTTATACTGAGGCCAAGTTGGAACCCGTCTGTGACGAGCTGTTCCGCGACATCGACAAGGACACCGTCGACTTTGTGCCAAACTATGACGGTACAACGACAGAACCTACCCTGCTGCCTGTCACCTTCCCCGCCATTCTGGCTAACAATACGCTGGGCATCGCGGTCGGTATGGCCTCCAACATCTGCTCCTTCAACCTGGAGGAACTGTGCAACGCCACCATCGCCCTGATGAAAGACCCCCAGGCTGACCTGCGGGAGATCATCCCCGCCCCCGATTTTGTGGGCGGCGGCACCATCCTGTACGACGCGGCCGAGATGCAGAATGTGCTGGAAAAAGGCCGCGGCAGTGTGCGTGTCCGCGCCCAGTGGAGCTACGATAAAGAAAACAATTGCATCGATGTAACGCGAATTCCGCCCACAACTACCGTCGAAGCAATCATGGATAAGATCACTGAACTGGTCAAACTGGGCAAGATCCGTGAAATCAGCGACATGCGCGATGAGACCGACCTGAATGGTCTGAAACTGACCATCGACCTCAAGCGCGGCCAGGACCCGGATAAGCTCATGGCCCGCCTGTTCAAGGCCACACCGCTGGAGGACAGCTTCGCCTGCAACTTTAACGTGTTGATCGGTGGCCAGCCCAAGGTGCTGGGCGTGCGGGACATTCTGCTGGAGTGGATCGCCTTCCGCGCCGAGTGCGTGCGCCGCCGCACCTACTACGATTTGAAAGGCAAGGAAAAGCGCCTGCACTTGCTGCAGGGCCTGAAAGCTATCCTGCTGGACATCGACAAGGCCATCGAAATTGTGCGTAACACTGCTGAGGAATCTGAGGTCGTCCCCAACCTGATGATTGGCTTCGGCATCGATGAGGTTCAGGCTGAGTACGTGGCCGAGATCAAGCTGCGTCACCTGAACCGCGAGTATATTTTGAAGCGCACCGAGGAGATCGAGGAACTGGAGGACGCCATCGCCGACCTGCAGGACATCCTCAAACGCCCGGCTCGCATCAATCGCATCATCATGCAGGAATTGGGCGATGTGGCGAAGAAATACGGCAAGCCCCGCCGCTGCGAGATCTTGTACGAGATCCCCGCCGACACCGCCGACGAGCCGGACGAGCAGGTGCCGGACTACCCCGTACATCTGTTCTTTACACGGGATGGCTACTTTAAAAAGATCACCCCGCAAAGCCTGCGCATGAGCGGCGAGCAGAAGCTGAAAGACGGTGACGAAGTGCTGTTCACCTGCGAAAGCACCAACAGTGCAGAGTTGCTATTCTTTACAAATCACCACCAGGTGTACAAATCCCACGCCTACGACTTCGGCGACAGCAAAGCCAGCGTGCTGGGTGATTATGTCGCATCGTCCCTTGGCATGGAGGAGGGCGAAGTGCCCCTCTACATGGTGGTCACGCCGGACTACAAGGGTTGGATGCTCTTCTTCTTCCAAAACGGCAAGTGCGCCAAGGTGCCGCTGTCCAGCTACGAGACCAAGCAGAACCGCCGCAAGCTGCTGAAAGCCTACAGTGATAAGGAAGAGTTGGCCTGCATGCGCTACCTGCCCGCTGAGACCGAGCTGGCCATCTTCACCACCAACGGCCGCCTACTGCTGGCGGGCAGCGCCCTCATTCCCGAAAAGGCCACTCGCGACAGTGCTGGTGTGAACGTTGTAACGTTGAAAAAGAACGCCAAGATCGCCCGCGTCACTCTGGCCGACGGCCTGGAGCTGGGCGAGGCCCACCGTTACCGCGTGCGCACGCTGCCCGCCGCAGGTGCCATCCTGCGCGCCGACGACAGCGCCGAACAACTGACGCTGTAAGGCCGCACGCCGTAAACCGGCTGGCGCTCCCCTGCCCGTTGGGTGTCCCGCGCCGCCGCGACGCCGCAAAACCAGCATTGACAACGCCGCCCAAGTTTGGTATAATAACAGTCACTGATGCGGGATTAGCTCATCCGGTAGAGTGACTGCTTCCCAAGCAGTAGGTGGCGAGTTCGAGACTCGTATCCCGCTCCAAAATGAATATTGGTGATACACCAACAAAAAGCCGTTAAGCTGCATAGCTTAGCGGTTTTTCTTTTGTTTCGTGATGATTCATAGCGTTTCACGTTGTATATTTATTCTGGTGCAACCTGGGTGCTATACACTTTTTGCGTCCACTTTATAGGTACGCTGGTGCGTTTTTGAGTGCGGTTTTCTCCATGAAATTCACCAAAAAAGCGGCGGACCGCCCATTGGGTAGCCCGCCGCATCTCTTATTCCTCGTCGTCCTTAGTCTGCCGTTCCGCTGCCTTCTTTCCCGCGGCCAGCAGTTTCAGCAGGCCATCAGGGACATCGGCACCCATGTGGGCAGCGTTCTCGGCGATGGAGCCGAGCTCGGTAAAAATGTACCACACCAGCACCACGGGCAAAATCAGGCTCTGGTACGTAATGCCCAGGCCGGGCAGGTTGGCGACCGCGATGCTGAGCACAGCATCGGTCAGCGCGGCCACAATGACCACGACCAGCATGCCGGCCTTGTGCCAGATGCCAGACCGTGCCACGGCGCTGGACCACTCTCCCCTGCTGGCGGCCGCCGCGCTGCCGGAGAGCCAATCCAGCACCATGCAGGCAGCCCAGGCCACCACCAGCCAGCCCAGCCAGCCGAATGCCGCGGTAAAGGCACCGCAGGCGGCAGCGATCACCGCCTTGACCCACAGGAAAATGTTGTCGTCTTTCATGGTTTACTCCTTTCGTTCACGCTGCCTGCGCGGTGCCCTTGGCACCTACGGCGGACAGCTTGTCCAACACGGCCTTGGCATCGCCCTGGGTGATGGGGCCGACCTCGATGTTCTGATGCGCCATCTCGGCATCGCTGAATTCTGCCCAGTACAGCCGCATGGCCACCAGCTGCAGCTGGATCGCAAGGCTGAACACCGCCATGGCCTGGGCGTTGGTCAGGTTGCTGGCACAGATGGTCTGCAGCGTGGAGGCGGCAGGCTTGTCCTCGGCCGGGCGCTCGACCGCATGCTCACCGGGACCGTAGGTGTAGACGCTTCTGCTGGCGGTGGTGAAGTCATCATCCAGCCAGGTCAGCGGGTTGGTGCGCTTGCCGCCCAGCAGCACCTCGAAGTGCAGGTGCGCGCCAAAAACGTTGCCGGTGGCGCCGCTGTAGCCGATCAGCTGGCCCTCCTTGACCTTTTCGCCCTTGGCAACAATGAACTTGAACAGGTGGGCGTAGCGAGTGACAAGGCTCTGCTGCTTGTAGTCGGCGTGGCGGATGTCCACGTAGTTGCCGTAGCTCTGCATGCTGCGCTCGTCGGTGGTGTGGCCGTCCCACAGCTGGGTAGCCGACACCGTGCCGTCCTCGGCCGCATAAACCGGGCGCACGGAGGTGTTGCCGATCTGGGTGCGCAGGTCGATGCCGTTATGGCTGCGGCCGCTGTTGTAGTGCCAGCCCTGGGTCAGGATGTGCTGATCCAGCGGCCAGCGAAGTAAAACTTCTTCGTTCGATAATCTCATTTGAAAACTCCTTTTTATGTTCTCAGCCACCAGTTCATCACAACGTCCGAACTGGGCTTTTCTTCTACCAACGCCGTGATGGTCCCGGACCCGGTGTAGACCAGGCCCGCGTTGATCTTGTCCATCGAATCGGCGAGGATCACATCGGTGGCGAACACGCCAGTCTTGTTGGTCGAGCCGAGGCTCAAGAACATGCTGTTGGCGGTCAGGGTCGGTGCGACCGAAATCTTCTTCGAGGGGTACACGGTCTGCTTGTAGGCAAAGCCCTGGGCTTGCTCATCCGTGGAGGCGGTCGTCCAGCTGTCCACGTAAAAGGTGGCGTAATACTCCCACGGCAGGGCAACGTAGAGGACTTTGTTCTGCACCGGGTTGGCGCTGCTGCTGGACAGTGCGGCATCGACCGTGGTTTTGTTGGCACCTGATTCAATGCCGCTCAGCTTGGAATACTGGGTCGAGCTCATCAGACCATTGCTGTAGGCCGAGGCCAGGCTGTAGGTCGTATTGGAACTCGGGATGCCCAGGTTGGTGATGTCGCTTTTCTGCACAGCAGAAACAGCGATGACATGCCCCAGGCTGTCCACGGTGATCTTGTACAGGCCGCTGGTCCGGGCCGTATGCAACGGGTGAGTGTACTTGTTCGCGCCCTCATCGATGCCTTTCAGCTTTGTCACGGCGCTGGGCGGCATTAGGCCCGCGGTGGTCTCGGTGGCCTCGGCGATGGTGGTCTGCTCGGTCACGGGCGTGACGTAGAGTACGTCCTCGTCCAGGGTGCCGGCGGCCTTCATAGCCTCGTACTCGTCCTCGCTGACGGCAACCACAAGCTGCTTTTCTGGGGTAAGGTACATCTGGTTGGGGTCGATTTCGCCCGCCTTGACCGCTGCTGCAAACTGCTCGGCAGACAGGACGTTCAAGATGAATTCACCTATAGTTACGGTTGTTTTTGCCATTCACTCACCCCTTTACATAGTTGGTCTTTGTATCAAACAAGCCCGCAAGGTCGCTTTGCTCTACCCATAGGCCATTAACCTTTTTATATACTTTTGATACATTCACCCAGCTGCCGTTTACTTTAGTGCTCAGCACAGGGCCAGAAGATCCGCCACCAGTGTAGTCTACAGTCAGATCAGCGCCGTAAAAACGCAAAGTCTGGCTGTTGTTTGTGGATAGTGAACCGCGTGTACAGGTAATCAGCAAGATAAGATCGTCCAGGCTCTCACGATCCCACCAGCCGGTATCGTTAAAAGTCTGAGCCACTGGGGATGTTCCCAACTCAATTTCGCCGCTCAACCCGGCCGTGCCGCAATACAACTGCGCAACACCGCTCAAAATATACGGTGACGCATTCGAGATTCTGGCCTTTATCTTACAAGAGATAGAATTGATCTTGGCATCAGACGGAATCTTTGACACATCAAATTTGACTGCCAGCTTAGAAACCGCACCACCACCTTTGTTCAGGTTTAGCACCGCAAAGGTGTCACTGCTTGAACTGGTAAGGCCATTTGAAAGCGGATAAGACGCATCTACCGAAATATACGATGAGCGTTGACCATCGTATCCTGCAGGAACCAATGTTACACTTGCCATACATTAGCCCCCAGTCTGCAAATACAAATCACCATTGCTGCCGGTCGAAGAACTGGGCTCGGAACTACCGGTGTAATACCTCTGGATCACCACAGAACCAGGCACACCGAAAATGGTCTTGCCGGATAGAATATTTCTTCCAACAAGATTGCTGTCACCCTTGATCGTCTGAGTTCCGCTCAAATACTGTCCGGAACCAATCGTCTGATCGGAGGTTCCCGGAGTGTAGGTCTGGGCGGATTTCTTGGTGACTTTGCTTCCAATGTAGGTAGAAGAAACGGCGCCGACCGTAACCTTAGTCAAACCGTCGTAACCAGTATCAGGGGTTACGGTTTGCTGGCTCTCGGTTGGCACGACTGATTTCTCTTGCATCTGTGCGGCACCGGCACCCGCAAAAATACTTACTTTTTCGCTTCCTAAGTAAACGGGCATATTCTCACCACCTGCAAATTTTAATCGTTGTCTGCGCTTCGGGTGTGGCCCAGCTGCCATCGCCGCACAGGTACTTCTTTTCGTCCCCGGCAGCGGGTGGCGGTACCAGGCCGGATGTGCCCGCGGCCTCGGCGCTGGCCCCGGTGAACACATTCGGGGGCGTATATTCGCCCTCGATCTGTTCCCCGGCCGCATTGTGGGCGGTGTGTCCGGCCAGCAGGGTGTCCCTGGTCACAGTGTCCCCGGTCAGATCCAGCAGGGTCTCACTGCCCAGCACCACCTTGTTCACCGCCATGGTTAGCCTCCCACCGTCAGGGTCTGGCCGCCGGCGGCATTGTCCACGTAGTTGGTCGGGATGGCCGCCACCGTGACCTGCGACAGGCAGTTGTAGTCTCTGTCCGGCAGCACGGTCTGCTGCTCAAAGGTCGGGGTCACGCTCTTGGCTTGGGGCTTCATGCCCTCGGAGGAGGACATGGAACCCTCCACGCCAAGGATGGTGACACCCTCGCGGATGTTGGCAGGCACCAGCTTGGCCTGCTCGGTCTCATCGATTTCAGCGCTGCCGCTGCCATCGTGGAAGCCCATGGGGATGGTGTACTTGCCGTCCTTTTGGGTGATTTTCCCGGTTACGGCCCCGTTGTTGGGCATCGTGCCGGTCAGCTTGGCACCGCGGGCGTAGGCGGTCTTGCCCTCCAGCATCTCAGCCACAGCAACCGTAGCGTCCGTGGAATCCACGTCCTTGGTGTTGGTGCCGGTGATGGGCGCGCCGGTCTTATCGTGGGCAGTAATGCCCTTGGCCAGCTTGTCCGGGGTCACGCTGTCGGCGGTCAGGTCGAGCTTGACCTCTTTGCCGATGATGACTTTGTTTACATATTGGTTAGCCATTGAAATATTCATCTCCCATAATCAGGGTCACGCCGCCGCAATCGTTGGAGACCTCGTACCGGGGAATCTTTCGCACGGTCACATCGTCCGGCATCAGCTTGTCTTTGGTTTCCAGGCGGGTCTCCTCGTAGGTGCGCGGGGTCACGGTGGTCTCGCCCTTGTACTGTGGCGCGGTGGATAAAATGGTGGTCTGCCCCAGGTCGGCGGCCAGATCGGCATCGGTGCCAAACTCCACCACAAAGGCGGAGGGTGCGGCAAACTGTACGTCTAACGTCATGTAAGCACACCGTCTTTCAGAATCTGGCTGACCGGCACACGGAACACTTGCGAGGCCATGCGGGCAGATCCAACGCCAACGCGCAGCTGAATTTGCAGTTCCGTGTCCCCGCGAAGCTGCAGCGTTTCCTCCTCGGTCAATGTGCAGGAAAGTACATTACCGGACATCGTCACGTCCGGCAGGCCGCGCTCAAACAGCAGCTCGCCGCCCTGTTTGAACGCAACGGACAGCTTTGAGATGGTCTCGCACTCGATGGGCAGCGTAAAGGTAAAGGTCGGGGTCGTACCGCGATACATATCACACCACCTCGAACCACTCGGTATCGGTCAGCGCCGGGGCCGCGCCGTCCTGCAGGGCCATGTACAGCTTGTCGCCGTCGGTGTAGTAGTAGCCGGTGCAGACGGTCATGCCGTCCACCCAGTACAGCGGGCGGTCGTTGGTTCCGTAGGCGTTGGGGTCTTCCTGCAGTTCCCACGCAAAACCCGCCGTGCCGCTGTAGGTCGGCACCCACTTGTAGCCCAGTTTCGGGGGCGTGGTGGGCTTGGCCTCGGTGGGGATCTCGGCCAACATCAGGGAGAGTTTGGTCGCATCGTCCAGCACAATGGTGCTCGCCTCGATCTCTGCCTGCTGCCGCTCGGCCAGTTCGGCCACGGTGTAGCGGTGGTACAGCTGGCAGTCCTCGTACACATCGTAGCCGGAGATGATGTGTTCAAGGCCTTTGGGGTCGTCCTCGGTGACAGTGCCCTGCATCACTTCCCGGCTCTCCGGCACATGCTCGGCAACCCGCCGGGCGGTGTAGAGATAACCCGCGGACAGGTCGGGAGAGGTCAGTTCCTCGTTGGTGATTTCATCGTAGATTTTCATGGGTTACCTCCGCATTAAACGCCATACACAAAAAAGGCAAGAAAAACGTAACCTGGGCATTTGATTTTGATTGTGGTATCACCTTTTTTGCAATTTTCGATTTTCCACGCAACCATACTCGGAGTAGCATCAACATACTTGTTGAGATACGAACTATACACAGACGCCGTGTCCCGAAAGGCCCTGCTGACTTCGCCGCTTGTGGCCGTTACAGTGGCTTTTTCATGGCTTCCATCATTAATGCCTGCCATAACAAGGTAAGTTGAGTGTCCTTTGCAGGTAATGCTTTTGTCCATATCACCTGCATTGCCGTTTTGCGTGAGAGCGCCCATATATGCTAAGTTGGTTTTGCTACTTCCCGGAATTCTCGGTGCTACACCCATCAGCAGCACCCCCGCGCAGCACATGCCGCAGATTTCTTACGGGGGGGGTAAAACTACATACAAACGAATATTTCATGCTAAACCTCCATCAGGTTGTAATCGCCCACCGTGCGTTGATCTCCGCTGTGGGCTTTTCCTGTACATATACGGTCACGGTGCCATAGCCGGTCACAGATAAGCCATCATCGTTGATGGCATCTTGTACCTCACCCAGAATCTCATCCGTAGCGATAATGCCCGTCTTGATAAACTGGATTCCGCTCGTAAAGGTACTGTCGGCGGTCACTGTCGGTGAGCCGCTGTTGTCCGGCACCAGCGTGGCCGTCTGCTTGTAGGCAAAGCCACTGTAAGGCTCGGTACCGGTGCAGGCCGTCCACCCATTCAGCGTCAGCTTGGCGGTGTACATGGCGGCCGTGCCATTGATGCCTTCTGCCACACGGTTTTCCAGGTCGTTCATGTTGGAGGCATCGAAAGCATCGCCGTCCTCCATGACCAGACCCTCGGCGCGGGACACATCGTAGGTGTTCGTGGTGCCGGTCGGATTCAGAACGCGCCGGGTCGGATGTTCGCTTTGGCGATCCTTCCAGGTCTTTTTTGTGAAACTCAAGGTCAAATCACTCCTATCATCTGCCCGGCGTACAGTTCGCCGGTATATACCTTGCGGGCCGGGTTGTCGTTGCGTTCCCAGGTCTCCCGCAGGCTCCACAGAATTTGCTCGATTGCATTTACATCGGCATACCCCGTGGCAGGGAAAGCCGGGATCTCAGGTGTGCCAGGCAGTGTGTTGTAGGCATCGCGCACAGTTTTGAGGTTTGCAAGGATGCGCTGCATCTGGCTGGGGGTCAAAAAGTCGGTGCTGGCCCAGGTCTTGGTTTGGATTGAGACCCCAAACAAATCTGCCAGATAGGCCAGGTTTCCTTCAATTCGGTTGAGCATTGCGGCCGAAAAATAGCATTTATCTGCTTTAGCCTTTACATCCGCCTCGGTGCGGTCATAGATTGGAACTTGCCAGGGCATCAGATCAGGCTCCTTTCTCCGGCGTAGATTTCGCCCGTGTAAGCATCTGCGCCCAGGCTCAAGCGCCGCCCGGTGACCCGCACATCTGCACGGTAGCCGCCGGTCAGGTCAAACTCCATCTTCTCCAGCTGGCCGCGGACCATCTCACCGCCGAAACTCTCCACGATCAGCATATCCGCCAGCACCTCTGTGCCTGCCAACATGCGGAAGGTCTGCTCGTAGCGCTGGGCGTAATAGGTCAGGATTCGCTGGGCCAGAGTTGTTGCGCGGTCTGGGCTGACAAGCGTTGCATCGGTCACAGTCAAGACGTTGTCCTGCGCGTTGGGCGGCAGATTCGATGCTGTCTGTTGCAGCACGGTCGTGGTTTCGATGTACTTTTGCCCTGTAACGACTACCTCCCCAGGGGTGGTGACCGTTACATTGCAGTGGTTTGTGCCCCGCTCTACCAGCGTACCGCCGGTCACGGCCAGGCTGTCAGCCAATGCCGGAGAACTGAACGTGATTTGGTGCGTTCCTGCTACAAGTTCATCTTTGTACAGTTCCTCGGTTTCGGCTCCGGCGGTGTAGCGGTGCGCCGTTACAGAAACGCCTGTAATCAGGGGCTTCAAGGTGACTTTGTTTCCGTCCGAGAACTTGCGCTGGTAAGTGATCAGGCCGCTGGACCGCTCCGGCGCAGGGAAAATCTTGATTTTATCGCTGCGGCTGCAATCCACGACAGCACCAACGGCAAAGGCAATCTGCTGCAGGGCGGTGCGCCGGGTATCCATTGGCAGATAGCCGTTGATCGATTCGGCGGCCAGTGCAGCATCCAGTTCGTATTCGTAGCCGTCCAGAACCTCGGCTACCAGATTGCCCACGGTCGTGTTGTAGACCCCGCCATTGAATGGGGCGCTGTCCAGCAGACCGATGGCATCTACTGCGGTAAAACTGGCGAGTGTGTCGCTGGTGTTTTCCCAATCGCTGAGGTAAAAGGTGCCCATATTATGGCTGACGATCTCGGTGCTGCGAGTGGTCTCTCGCACATCTTCCCAAACGGTGAACTTCTGTTTATGCTGCAGCACATCGAATACGCCGTCCGGATTCAAGATGGAAAAGTCACCCTTGCGGTTGAACAGCGTCAGATTCAAAGTGTTGATGGACAGCTCATCCGACAGCGGGGTGATTTCCTCCAGAATGTGGGCTTCTACAACTTCGTCCCCCTCAAAGGTCAGGAACTTGCCATAATCCAGGCCGGAGAGTTTCAGGTAGCGTCCCGGTCGGTTGGTGGCCGTAAAGGTCAGGACGATGCTGCGGTAGTTCTCCACCTTGCGGGCGCAGTAATAATCAACCGCGTCCGGGGTAAATACTGCGGTCGTCAGCAGACCGCCATCGGAGCCATACCACCGGATTGTCAATTCACTGGCCCAATCCTCGGTAGGTGCATAGAAATGCAGCATCAGACCACTGCTGCTGTGGGTCTTCGAGAAACGGATCTGTAGCACAGGCGGCGAGGAAAAGCGGCCGCTTTCATCAGAAAGTTGGCTGCTCCATAGTCCCCAGAACTGCCCGGATGGACTATCCGGGAAAAGAGAGTAGCTGCCATCCATCAAAAACTGCCGGGTCTCCAGTGTGCCATATAATGGCAGCGCAGGCACTTTGTCCAGCAGCAGATCGCTGCTCAAATCGCAAAAACTGCGGGCATCGGTGCTGGTGGGTACGCTGTCGCCGCGGGCGGTCACATCGTACAGGCCGAATTCTACCCGCGTATTGGTTCTCATCGGCCTACCTCCTCAGATTCGCGCCGGCTTCTTTGCAATGAAATTGACCGTCAGATTCTTCCAGTAGTTCTTCTCTGCCACTTTGCGCAGCAGTTCATCTGCCACGTTGGAAAAATAAGCGGTAAAGGTATAATCGCCGTCTTCATCCGGCACGGTCACTTCGTGGAACTCGACCGGCTCGGTCAGCTTGTCCCACAGGCGGGCATATTCAGCGCGGTCAACGCCGGGTCCCAACTGCAGCTTGTAGTTGAAATACACACCGATCAGTTCGCGCTCCAGGTCGCCGTTCTCGGTGCGCTCGGCATACTTATCCAGAAAATCGGCGGTGCGCTTTACGCTCAGCACATCGATCTTATAGCCGATTCCGTCAATGTACAGCATATCAGTAGGCACCTCCCGAAATCAGCTTGGCACCGGCGCGGTTGTTTTCCTTGTCAATGTAGGGTTTCAGCAGGCGCACCAGCTTTTCCAGGCCGCCGCTTGCGGCAAAGCGGATCGTGATGTCCTGCCCGCCGTAAGCTGTCATAACCTCGGCCAGGGCCTCCTTGATGGTCTCCAGCGGGGCCTCCACATTGGTGCCGCTGTTCTGGTCACCCAGAACGGCCAGGAACTCGTGGTTGGCCGGGATGACGGCACCCTGCGCCAGGTACGGGATCTGTGGTGCGGTGATATGGGTAATATCAAAGCCGATGTGCTTGCCGCCCAGACCGGGAATACCATCCGGCACATCAAAGGAGATGCTGTTCATTGCATCGATAACAGCGTTCAAGGCGCTTACAATGGCCGTTATCATTGCGTTTACAAAACCGATGATGTTGTTGATGGCGGTCTTGATGCTGTTGGTGATGACATCCCAGATGCTTGAAACTGTACTGCTTACCGCCTGCCAGGCTGCATCCCAGTTGCCCTCAAACACATTGCGCATGAAGTCGATCACGCCCTTCAGCGCCAGCAGGCCGATGTTCAGCACATCTGCAATGACACCGATCGTGTTTGTGACAATGCCGCTGACCGCAGTGCAGACGGTTGTGATGGTGGGGCCAAAGGTGGTCAGCAGCCAGTTTGCCACCGGCAGCAGCAGATTGTCCCACAGGGCTTTCAGCAGCTCGGCCACAAAGTTGATGGCATCACCGACCACAGCAATCAGGTTCGCCGCCAGAGGGGCCAGGTGGTCATCCCACAGGGCCTGCAGCTGGGCGACAATTGCGCTCAAAATGGGCGAAACCACTTCCAGCCAAAGCCGCTCGACAAAGTCCATCACTTCCTGGAACCACTCAACCATCATGGTAAATACCGGCGAAATGTAAGTGGTCCAGGCGCTATTAAAGGCGGTGGAAATGTCTGTCCAGGCCGTCAGCAGCAAATCCAGCACAGGAATGATAATATTCTGGATCGCATCGACCGCAATTGTCGAGAAGGTTTCAAAGGCGGCTGCGCCCATGCGGATCAGGCTCGAAACAACATCCCCCACAACAGGGGCCAGAATCAGGCTGAACCCGTTGATAATACCGGGGATAAAAGTGTCCAGCAGGTACGAAAGCAGCGGTTTCAGGCCGTTGTCCCACAGGTTTTGTGCAGCAGCCTGGATGCCGGGCCATACGTCCATAGCGGCCTGTCTGATCTGCTCCCAGGCAGCTTTCCAGGCGGCCACGCTGGGGGCCAGACGGGCAAGAAACGCATCCCAGAAATTGCTCAGGCGGCCCATCAGGTCCTTCAAGGGGTTCTGGGCCTGCTCAAAATCATAGGCAAGGCCGCTGCCTGCACCACCCCCGCCACCTCCGGTATCATCGTCGGTGTCTTCTTCCTGCTGCTTGTTCAGCACATTCAGCTCATCAAAGGCAGCCAGTTCACCGGCGGCCTTTTTGGCTTCCTTTCCGGCATCCTTGGTCTTTTTGGCAGTAGAGCCTGCCGCACTGCCAACAGAGTTGATGCCCTGCGCTGCGCTTTTCATGCCGGAGATGCTTTTGCCGGTCAGGAAGGAGATCAGCCGAACAACGCCGTTCAGCAGGCTGGTCAACAGATTCATAATCCAGGTGATGGCCGGGGCCAGTGCCGAGGCCAGCCCGGCAGCAGCCGTAGAGGCCGCACCTTTCAAGCGGGCAAAGGCCGTGCTGACACCATCCGTTTTGACGATGGCGCTGCCCAGCCCGCTGACCATCGTGCGCAGCGCAGAGGAGATCAGGTTGAAGACCAGCACACCGGCAACGATGTGCTTTAATCTCCCGGCAAAACTGCCCATGGCGGAGGATGCTTTCTGCAAACGATCAGACACGCCGGATTTCTGCATCCGTGCCTCGGCATCGGCTTGCTCATTTACGGCAGTCTGCTCTTTCTCCAACCGTGCGGTCAGCTGTTTGTGCTGCTGGTCCATGGTTTTCAGGGCAGCACTCTGGCTGCGGTATTCTTTGGACATATCGGCAATCTGGTTCAGCTGCTTGTCCAAAGAAGCGCGCATAGAATCAAGGCGCTTTATATCAGCAGGGTCAACAGTCAGACCCGCGTCGTTCTGGTCATCCAATGCCCGGTTAAGGTTTTGGATTTCACGGGCTGCTGCTGCGGCCTGTGCACGTGTCTGGCGCAGATCCTCGCCCAGTTTGCTGTGCTTTGAGGTTGTAGAATTGTAGTCTTTCTCTACAGCAGCAATCTGCTGTGCGGTACTCTTGGCCTTGGCCTGCAGTGCTTTCAAGTCGGCTTCGGCACCTTTGGTGTTTACGCGGGTATCCAGTATGATCGACCCGTCAGCCATTGCGGCCACCTCCTTTTATTCTCCCAGTAAGGCCAGCAGACGTGCCTTTTCGGCACGGTTTTCGGCACTTTCCGGGGCGCTTATGCGGATTAAAGTCGCATTTTCTCGTGCAAATTCCTGCTCGGCTTTATCCAGCTTGCGGCCCTTTGCCTGCTTGGAGCGGATGCTGACTACCTCGGCAAACAGGCCACGCCCGATGCCGTGGAAAGCACCGATAAACTCCCACCAGTGCAGATACTGGCAGCGGCGGCAGCTGTAGCCAAGAACCTTGTCAACGGCAGGGGCAATCAGCCCCGCATCTTTCTCCCAATCCACAAGCCGGGGCTTGGGCAGTTGGTGTTCCGGTAAAGGCTCTCCACAGTTCACAAATACCATGGCAGCTGTAAAAGCGGCCTGGGCATCTGGCAACTGTTCACAATCAGGGTATAAGATTTGCAGGCAGGTGGAAAACTGTTCCTGTTGTGTCAGCTCTGTGTCGGCCAGGGCGGCCAGAGCGTCCAGCACAGCCCGGAAATCCGAGCGGATAGCGAAAGTCTGCCCTGCAACATCTACCGTGACAGGCAGATCCCAGGCGCTCATGCCTGCTGACCAGGGGCGAGCCCCACCCGCTTATTGCGGTATCTTTCCAACCGCTGCGCCTTGCGGGCGTTGCTGGCGGCTACGGCCTTGCCGGTTGCGTCTTCAAGGATGGGAATAAGCGCATCCATTACCTTTTCGAGCACAAGCTCGCCGTCTTCGCACAGGGCCATGCTGGACAAACCACCGAAGAAGATCGGCGAGACCGATGCACCAAAGGCATAGTCCAGTTGCTCCTTGATGGCTTTGTCCACAGCAATCAGGGTGTCGGGGGTGGCATCGGCTCCGGCATCTTGGATCATATTGTCGATTTGGCGGCGGGCCTCTTCAAAGCGGCCCATCATACCAGCATCGGCCAGATTTAGGCGTACCGTGCCCAGCAGAGTGCCGTCGGCATCTTTGACATCATAACTTTTAACGCCGCGATCGATTTTCAGTTCCACTGTTACTCCTCCTTACTGAATCAGCCCTCGGTGAATGCCTTGGTGGCGGGATTAAACGTGCCCTTGGTCTTCACGCCGGTGTAGTGCACGTTGAACGGGATCTGGTAGCCGGTGGTGTCGCCGCCGTAGCTGGAGACCTCAATGTAGCACTCCTCGCGCACAGCGGGGAAAGCACCGCTGGCCTCGGCATCCCACAGCTTGACCTCGACAATGTCGGTTTTCAGGTCATCCAGCACCAGATCGCCATCGATGATCTCCTGCAGCTTCTCAAACAGCGGGTCGCCCTTTTCAGCGTAGTAGGGGCTGACTTCGCCCTGCTTCTGGTAGCTGTCGATGGTCACGGAGGTCTGCCCCAGGATGTTAGACTTCTTCTCCACATTGGCAGAAAGTTCGGGGCTGTACTCCTCCAGGTCAGCGCCCAGGCGAACGTAGCTGGGCTTCTCGGAGGAAAAGGCGGCGTTCAGGTAATGCGCCATATATTTACGTTCAATTTTCATACGGGTTCAGGTCCTTTCTTTCATAACCAGGCGCAGCTGCAGCTGGTAGCGCGCATCGGTGGCGGTTGCCGAGGTAATAACCCCGGCATTGCTGGCGGTTAGCTCGGTTACTTCATAGCCGGTTACTTCCGGGTAGTTCTGGGCAGCTGCCTGCCCACGCACCCAGGCCGACAGCCCGGCAAAAAAGTCGGCGGCGGCCAGGTTAGGAGCCAGTGCTGTGCCAAAGGGAAGCTGTGCCTCAAATACCAGGTTGTGGGTAGCAATGTCATCACCAACAATGTTCTGGCGGTGCGATTCTCCGCTTGTGCGCAGAGTATACTCAACCCCGGAGGCTCCAAGATAGTTTGCGTTGAAACGGTTTCTTTTGTCAATCAGCGGGCATTCTTCCCGCAACCACTTTCGGGTGGCATCCAGTGCGTTCATCTTCCGGGCCTCCCTCCTGCAGCGGCAGCGGCTTCTCGCACCACGTCGTCTTTGTGTTCAGCCATGGCTCTTTCAAACCAGTAAGCGCCCCGGTCAGGGGCGCACTGGAAATTATACTCGGGATGGTAGAATAAACGGCGGGCGTAAGGTGTGGCATATACCAGCAGCCCCTCTCCCACGGCGCTTGCGGTGATAGCGCTGTCTTTCAACATACCTGTGTTAAAGGGCACCTTAGGATCACAGTAGCGCAGCACGGCGACATCAACAACTTTTTGCACCCTGCCGCCGAGGGTTAGGCCTCGCCGTTCAAGGATGGCATTCAGGTCGGAAAGATCCAGCTGGGCATCAATTTCCAGTTGCATCAGCTTGCCTCCACATAAATGTGGCCGCCCGTGTGGCCCCGGTTATCGTGAACATCCAGCACCGTAGCGGTTATATCGCCATAGCGCAGAACATCACCCGGCACAGGTAATGCAGCATGGCCGAGCACATTCTCCGGGATGCGGCATTTGAAGATTCGGGCATGATGCAGCCCGGTAGAATCAACAGCCGCACGGTTCTGGCTGTACCAGCTTACGCCTTTAAGCACAGTTTCGGAGTTGGTGTCAGTATCTGTCCCGCCGTCATACGCGGTGTGAACCAGCGTGACGGTCTTGTCGCAGCATACCATCAGAGATCTAGCCCCCTGCACAACAGATTCACGCCCAGGTCGGGGCGGAACAGATACCGGCGGAGCACATCGTTGATTGCACGGCTTTGTGCTCCGGCGGGGTCTGCCTTGACGGTGTAGGAATACCCGTCGATATTCTCGCTTGCAAGGCCGCCTGCGGCCTTTTCGTAGCGGTCAAGGATCTCTACCAGCTCGCACTCTGCGAGGCCCAGGCAAGGCTGCATTTCAGCCGGTGCGGAGCCTGCACGATGGAGCGTTCTATAGTCGATGATGCTCGCGGCTTTCTCCGCGACAACCCGGTAACGCGCCTCGTTCAGGGGGCCGCCCTGTTCCTGGTACTGGTCGTAGGTGCTGTACACAGAGATCACCTCCGGGATCAGGCGGTGTGCTTGCGGACGCGAACCAGCGCCTTATTGGTGACGCGGTAGCCGGTGTTCATCTCGACCTGCGCCTTGGTGCCGACGAAGTTCTCGGCATCGCGCAGACGGGCAGCCTCGAAGCTGTCGATGATGGACAGGGCCTTGTAGTTGTACATGATGTAGTCAACCTTGGAGAAGTCCACGGTCTTGAGGGTGCCGGTGTAGTCGTAGTAGGTGCCCTTGGCCTCGGCCAGTGCGGCGCACTCGATGAAGGTCATGCCCAACCACTGACCCACGCGGCCGGTCAAGGTAATCTGCTCGTTGGTGTTCGGGGTGAACTCGGAACCGGCGATCTTGAGGATCTTCGCGTAATAGTCCGGGGAGCACAGCACAACGTTGGCTGCGCCCTTGGCCTTGACCAGCTCGGCGCGGGTATCGACCGCATCGGCTTTCGGGTTATCAACGGCGGCGGTCGCGGTGGCGGCAGTGCCCTCGTTGATGAGGCAGGCAATGCCGGAGATCTGGCGGCCCTCGCTGCACTCCTGGATGGCGAGGGACAGGTTCTCGTTGCCCAGCGCGATGCCGACCTGTGCTGCCTGCACGTTGTAGATCTTCTTGGATTTCTGGAAGTTGTTGTTCAGCAGGATCTGGATCAGATCGTCGCTGGTCTCCTCGTCGGTGAAGTCGCGACCGGGCTTGCCGGGGGTGACGGCGGAGGTTTTCAGCTTGTGAACATAGATGCCGCCCGCGGGACCTTCCTGATACTGATCGGTACAGGTGACACCGGGGACAAAGATGGAATCGTAGAACAGGTTCGGCTCCAAAATGTTGGAGTAGCGCTCGTCTACGTTCTGTGCGTTAATGAGAACGCCCATAGATTATCTCTCCTTAGTGATTTTTCTTGTAGAACGGGTTGTTGGCGTAGATCCTATCGAGGTCTTCCTGATCGCTGCCGGTCGGTTGCGCTTTGCCGGTAGAGCCGGTCGTCACGCGGAAACTGCCGCGCTGCTGCGTCTGGCCGTCGTCCTTCCCGATGTCGTAGAGGGACGGGTGCGCCTTTTTGGAAGCCTCGATCTGATCGTTCAGGCCGATGACATTCTCGCCGTCGAGCTTGAGCTTAGAGGCATCAAGCGCCATAAAGGCGAGGTCGGGGTCTTTGCAGCCAGCATCCTTGAGGGCACCGATGGCTGCATTTTTCAGGAGAATTGCGTTAACCTTGGCATCTGCCTCGGCCTGGGCGGCATCTGCCTTGGTCTTCCACTCGGGGTCGTATCCGGCAAGCTTCTTGTCGGCTTCTTCCTTGCTGCTTTTCAGCGTGTCGCGCTCGGTGACCAGGGCATCGAACTTGCCTCTGGCAACATACGAGCCGTCGGCCAGGTTGCCGACCTTGATCTCTTTCTGCGCATCGAGCGCGGCCGAGAACTGGTCAAAGTTCAAGGCGGTAGATCCGTCGGCACCGAACAGGGGTTTCAAAAACGAATAGTCGGCCATAGTGGGTCTCCTTTTGCTGGCATCGATTTAGCTTGTAGATCCGGGGCCTCTCCCCGGTGTGCCGCCCCTCTGCTTTAAACCTCCTGAGGGTGGAGGAAGTAATAAAAAAGAGCAGGCCTTTTCAGGTCTGCTCATAGCGTAGCATATTATAGGGGGGCTTCTACTGGCGGGTTTACTGCGGGCAAGGGAGAACTTTCCCGGTTTCTTTCAATACGCCGTAGTTTTGGTATCCGACTTGGTAACGTACCGTGTAGAAATAACACTGCTGATCGTCCCCGATGTATTCCGGCGGTGTCTCTTTGGAAATCTTTTTGAGATAGTCGGTGATGATGATTCTCGCTTCTGTCTCCGTCATGGTGCGGCCTCCATTATTTCGGAAATTATGCGTGTATCTGTTGTTATCTGCTTGTCGTCTACGCGAAGAAGCCCAAACTCGCCGTCTACGCCGATTTGCAAATAGCGCAAGGGCTTTGCTTTGGGATTCTGCGCGTCGAAGTAAAGTGTCATGCCGTACTGCTTCTCGGCGTTGTAGACATGCGCGGTTCCGTTGTCCCATGCGACATAGATCATATATCTGGAGCCGTTTTCGGCCTCGGATAATGCCCGCGCCACCTTCTCCGCTGTCGTATAATTCGCCCAGTCAAAGCTGACGGGATTTCCGTTGCGGTCGGTGAAACATTCTGACCCATATAGAATCAATCTGTTAGTGGGGTCTGTCGGAGCGGCTTTTGCCTGCACATCGTACCCACGGCGGCGCAGCTCATACACAGGGGCGCACCGCTGGCAGTTGTGGGAGTACTCCCACCCTGCGCCGTAGTTCGGGTTTGTACCCTTGGCGGCAGGGCCGGGCGCAAACGGTGCCTTCTTTACCGCGCCGAGGTTGTCGGTGATCGGGTCGCCGGTCAGGGCTTGTCGTCCGTTCGTATTTATTGTACCACGGGGTGAGCCCGGGAACAAGACGGATTTTGTCGTATTTGGCGTGGGGTTCGGGCTGCGCTGCTGGTTCTGCTTGCCGCCGCGCTCACGGAAATAATCCCGGCGAAGCGCCGTCTGCTGGCAGAGATCACGCTGCCGGGCCTGTACCTCCCGGATCTTGGCCTTGACCTCCGAGGCATCCTGCCCGGCTCCTTCCAGTCCGGCCTGCTCCCGCTTTAGGGCGCGGATCTCTCGCTCATTGGCCCGCTGCTTTTGGGAGGCATCGTACAGGCTCATGCGCTGGCCGTTGTACTCTACAGTCTTGGAGTTGATCTCTTTCAGGTCCTCGGCAGAGTAGTTCGGCACCGAGATCCCCTCGAAGAAGGGAGCAAACGAATGGCGGCAGTTCCAGCCACCCAGGCCGTCGCCAGTACCGTAGCCGGTGGCATCGTAGAAATTCTTGTACTTGCGGTTCTTGCCGGAGCGGGAGTAAATCTGCCCCTGCCACTCGGCATGTGTGGGGCGGGCACCGTAGTGGGCCGACACCTCGACGAGGTCGCACTCGAACTCATCGGCCCGTACGTCCTGGATCTTGAGCGCAGTCTGATTCACGCCCGTCAAAACGGCCCGGCGGACAGCTACGTCCATGTAGTCCGTGTGACCGGAGCCATACTGCACCACGGCAAGGCCTTTCTTTGCCAGATCCAGAACGGCCCCCTTTACGGCCTGCTGGTAGCTCATGCCGCCGGAGGTGACCTGCATATAGGCGCGGTCGAGCGCTGCCTCGAACTGGCGCGTCGCCGTGTTGGCGGTCGTGCGTGTCAGGTTCTCGAAGGTGCCGAGGGTCTTGCTGTAACCGGCCCAGATCAACGCCTGCAGCGCCGGATTCTGTGCCAGAGGGAGCGGATTGTACCCGGCAAGGAGGTAGACCTTGTCATCGGAGGAGAGCGCGGTCGAGCAGCCGGTGTTCAGAATGGCAATGATCTCTTTCTTGCTTTTCCCGGTGGTCTCGGCAAGCCGCTGCACGATGTAGTCCCGCTCGGCGTTGATGGCTTCAAGCCGCTGCAGCTCCCACATGGTGGTATAGCTGGCGAAGTCCATCTCGGAGATCCGGCGGGCCATGTCGGCGATGATGTCCTCCTGGAGCTGGTCGTAGAGCTTGCGCACGGTCGCGGTGTCGGCAATCTGTGCCAGCTGCTCCGGCGTTAGCATGGTTTACTCCTCCATCCCGAACGTGATCCCGGCCTCCGGCTTCGGCATATATTCGGCGGCTTCTTCATCGCTGCACCCGAAATACCAGGCAATGAGCTTTTCCGGTTTTAAATAACCACCATCGACAAGCTGCTTGCGCCGCCCGAACTCGGTGCCCGTGTCCTCAAACACAGAATCGCCGAACGAGACCGACGGGTCAACCTCGCCAGCCGGTGCCAGGTCGCCCAGGGTGGCGTAGACGTTGTAGATGTAGATTACATCTTCCAGCCCCTGCTTGAGGCCGCGGTCTTGAATCGCCTTGATCGTGGAGTAGGTGTCCCGGTCGTCGCTCGTGACCTGGGTCGCCGTCATCTTGCCGGTCTTAACGTCGAGGGTGAACGTACCCTCGGTAAAGCCGCACTGCCGCTCAATAAGGCGCAGCTGCACATCGATGGCTTTCTGGTAGGCTTCGACGCGGATCTCCGGCGTGTAGTCGTCGAAGGGCTTCCCTCCCTCGCCGGTGTCGAGGATGAGGTAGAGGTCGGTCGTCAGGTCGGTGTAGGGCACCGGGCGGAAATTGGGCGAACCCGGCAGCGTGGCAGAGAGGGCATCGGGAGAGACAATCCGCTTGCGCTTGCCGGTGTGGACCTCATACAGAAACTCGGTGTAGATCCGATCCAGCTCCTCGAAAGCCTCCATCGAGTTTGCGTATAGCGAGACAGGGAGCCGCGAGGTATTGTCTACGGTGTTTGCCATGGGCATTTTCAGTATGGCGAACAGCGGGCGGTCGAGACCTTCAATCTTCGTGTCCTCCTCCAGGTCGGCCCACTCTGGGATCAGGTGGTAGTTGAAATTGCCCTTCATCGTGCCGCGGTCATCGTAGTAGGCCTCGTTGTGGATGTAGTAGCCGTCGGCCCGCATATCGTGGAACTCCACGCGGACGACATCTTTGCCGTTATAGGTGGCAAAGTCGGTAAAATAGCAGGCCTCCACCTCTTTGGCGGCATTGATCCGCGTCGGGTAGAAGCGGTCGGCAGTAACGGCATCGCAGAGAATCCGGCCATTATGGATAAACGGTTTCAGCACGACCTCACCGCCTGCGGCCGCCGTGTGAACGTTGTTGTGCAGCTCCGGCAGGACGTAGCGGGTGACCTGCTGTTTCACATAATCGGCTCTGGCACCCGTGCCGGTGTTGATCTCCAGCTCCTCGGTGGCAAGGGTGGCCGCAAAGTTGGTGATGAAGATCGCCGCGCGGGTCTTGCTGGCGGGGTAACCATCGTGCACGTCCTCACCATACAGCAGCCGATACCAGGCCGTGATCGCATTTGCCATGCGGTCGGAGATTGCCGTGCTCCGGCAATCCTCTGCCGCCGTCCGTTGTGTGTACATTCCGAATAGCCTCCCCAATGTTTGAATCAGTCGGTCAAAAAACATTATGCAACGCTCCTCGCGTATTTCTTGAGATCCTTCTCGAAGCTGTACTCGAAGCTGTCGAGGGAGTCGATGTCGCTCGTGCCGTTGTCAAGCCGTTCGTCGTGGTCGAGCTTCTTCTCATTCCAGACGGCGGTTTGCAGTGCCGCGTCCAGGGTCTCGCAATCGTCCAGCACGATGAAGAACCGCCCGGAACTCATAAGCGCCGTGGTCGTGCGGATACGGTCCACGATCTCCCGCTTGAGGGAATCCTTGACCGGGAAGTCGAGCCGGTCTTTCAAGCCGTTCTTGAGCGTCTGCTCGGCGCTGTCGGCGTAGAGCGCCTGGATAATCCGCGAACCCCGGCAGTAGGTGGCCCGGACGTACTGGACGAACTTTTCGACCCATTCATAGAGCTGGATCGGGTTCGTGTCCTTGGCGGGCAGCCTGCGCGAGGCCAGGACGGTGATTTTTGAGTAGTCGTATTTCAGCCCGGTGGCCGTGATTGAGTGTGCGGAGCCGTTGCCGCCAAAGTCAAGGCCGAGCTGGATGTAGTCGTAGTCGGCGCAGCCATCGCCCCGGATCTCGTTGCCGTCGGCATCCAGCGGGGCCAGATGCACCGTGCAATCCTCGCGGCGGTCGGAGTAGACGCGGTAGATCGCGCCCTCGGCCACGACCCATAGGCCTAAAATCATGCGCTGGTAGAACACGCCCTCGTAGTCCCGCTTGATCTCCTCGACGTACTCGGGGTCGAGCGTGGTATTATCATCCAACAGGAAGGTATACACGCCGAGGTCAATCGGCTGGGCATCCTTGGAGCGGTTGATGTAGTTCTTGTACAGCCAGTGCATGGGTGTGTCGGGGTTGGTGGTGGCGATCAGCTTCGCGCCGGGGGCTGACAGACGGGCCAGCAGCTGGGCGAAGAAGTCCTCAGTAAACAGGGTCAGCTCGTCGCAGTAGGCCCCGGACAGTGTCAGGCCGCGGATCTTGTTCTCTGCCCGCACATCGTTGCAGCCCTCAAAATAGACCGTTCTACCGAACAGCGTCCCGCGCTTGGCCTTGGCATTGTACTGGAAATTGCGCCGCCCAACGAGGGCTTGCAAGGGCCGCAGACAGTTTCTATCCAGTGCCTCGATCGTTTTACCGGCCATCATGTAAACGCCGTCCTTGGGGCGCGTAGCGACCCAGAACGCCCAAATCACGAGCGAGATCCAGGTCTTGCCAGAACGTACCGAGCCGGAGAGGATTGTATAGCGGTGGAGCTTGCCATCGGCAAACAGGCGGAGGAGCGCGGCCTGCTTCTTGGTGTAGCCGATTCTCACCCGTCGCCGCCCCCAATCTCGCGCAGCGCAGCGATCAGATCGTCCAAGGAGCCGGAATCGCTGTCGTCTGCTGTGGCGGTCAGGATGTCCTTGATGGCCTTTGCGCTGGTGGCAATCTGCTGCAGGCCCTTGCGGTCAACGATGGCATTGATGGTTTCGACGTTGACAATCTCCCGTGCTGTTTCGGTCTTGACAGGGCGGCCCTCTTCGTCGTGGGTGGTGGCGCTTGTCTTGACGGTCTCTTTGTATCGCACGGCCTGCTGGTCCAGCTCGGCAAGAGCCTGCTCGGTGCGGTCCATGAGCTGATCCGCAATACGCAAAAGGCGGGCAACTCGGCCCGCCTCACCCTCTGCTACGACTTGCGCCGTTTTTTGCGCCGTTTCTGCCGCGATTTTGCTGTGCTGTTCGTCCCGGATTTCAACCCACTTTTCGCGCTTGGCCCGGTCTTTGATCGTGTTGTACGGGATTCCGTACTTCTCGGCGAGTGCCCGCGTTGAAATATCCGTCGAGGCGTACTCGTTCCGAATAGCGATCCAATCCCGGACGGCTTTCTTCTTCGGTGCCTTGGCCTTGCTCACAGAGCACCCGCCTCCGCCCATGCGCGGTAGAGCTTCGGCCCCTGGCGGGCGATCCAGTCTACAAGTTCCTCGTTCTGCGCATAGTCACTCTCGCCGCCAAGGCCGGATTCAAAGAAAAAGGCGTGGACGATCTCGTGCCGGATGGTCTGCTTGCGGATAGCGCCCCAATCCGATACGTTGACCGGGTCGTTGGGGTCTCGCAGATCCCGCTGCACGACGATCTCGTGTGTGCTCTCGTCGGTGTAGCCCTGGCAGCGGTTCAGCGCCGCGTCGTCCTCCGGGTTGAGGAGATGGATCGTGTATTCCTCGCCCAGTACGGATACCGTGTTCTTGTTCATGGTTTGCCCTCCCTTGCGTTTGTAGGTGGAGCGCGGCAGGCCTTCATGCAGACCAGACCACGCATAAACAACAAACCCCCGGCGCGTTTGGCGCCGAGGGCCTGGAAAGAGGAGAACAGAGCAGAAAACGCCTAAAACTACCCTGCTTTGTCAGTGTATCATACAGCAGGGGGGTCTCCGCTGGCGGATTTCCAGACGGGGAGCGTTTCTGCGAGGATCTTATAGACGGCACCGACACGCCGTGCGAGGTGGGACGGGTCGATCGGCCAGTTGGTGCCGTTGGTGCGCAGGGCTACGCTCGGGACAGGCTCTTTCGTGGTGACAGCTTCGCGAAGCGGTACGGCATAAATGCCGCCCACACTCCGAATCGCGTCGTCGATGACCTGCCGGGTCTCAGGCGAGAGGCGCTCGTAGCTGGTGCAGAGCCAGTAGATGGCGGCCTGGTCTTCCTCAGAAAGCCCGAACCGCGGCCCGGAGTGAAACTTCAATCCCCCTCACCTCCATGCCTGTGCTCCATGACGATGCTGTCCTTCGGCTCCTGCCGGGTGGCGGCCCTCCCGGCGGAGACGCCCAGCGCGTAGAACCCGGCAAACATACAGCCCAGGATGATGTCGCCGAGGATGGTTAAAATCATCTTATCCCTTCCTTTCTCCCAAATCGCAAAACCCATTTTCTTTCACCCAACGCGGCCAACCTTTATCGCTGACGCAAACAACATGCCCTGCATAGTATGTTTCGCAAGTGGAAAACAAACAATCCTTGCACCGTACCACGTCCACCAGGTCGCAGGCTACACTGGCGCCGCGCTGGTTATCGAATTTCAGGTCTTTCATCGTTCAAAACCTCCCGGATCGTGATTGTTGTCTCCGCCGGGCCGGGGTTGGGCTTGGCCCGCACGGTGAGCGAGATGTGCTGAAAGCTGTCATCCCGGATGATGCCGCCCTTGGTCAGGCCGTCCAGGATGAACTTGCCGGAGTAGTTGTCCGGGTCGCGACGGCGGTTGTCCTGGAACTGGTACTCGATCAGCACATCGGCCCGTTCAAAAGGGCGCTTTGGCCGCCGGGCGCGGGCCTGCCAGGTGACGCGGTCTGTCCAGTCGGCTTTTACGGCGCGGTAGACCTGGACGTTCGTCCGCCCGTTGAACTGGTTCATCGAGGGCGGCACCCCGACGAACACGAGCTTGATCTGCCGCCCGGTCATCGCGTCCTCCAGTTCCGGGCCGGATCGCGGTTGATCTGGACCCGGTGGCCCTTGCTGCGCTCCGCAATGCGGGAGCCGATGGCCTCATCAATGGCGATCAGCTCGTCCAGCAGCTTTTCGGTGGAGATGATCGTGTAAAGTCGCTCATCGTTGTAGCGGTAGTTCAGCAGCTCAAAGGCGAGATTGAGGTCACCTTGGGTGGGGCGCTCGGCACCCTTGAACAGGTCGTCGATGTAGAGCACCGGCGCGGTTTTCAGATCCCGCATCCGTTCCACGCCCTCCGGCTCGTTCAGCAGGGCCTTGATCCGGGCGCTCTCGTCACGCCACAGCATGTACCGCACAGGATACCGCAGGGAAAGCTCCTGCAGGATGGCCGTGCAGATGTGGGTCTTGCCGCTGCCGACCTGCCCACCGGCCAGGAACCAGCCCGCCGGGGCGGCTGCGTAGGCCTTGGCGGCGGCATAGATCCGGCGCTGCCATTCATCATCGGCCTGGTATGTAGCAAAGGTCATCCGCCGCAGGGCAGGGCCGAGGCCGCTTCGATCCAGACGGCGGCGGGCTTCCCGGCGGGCCAGGCAGTGGCATGGCACCTGTACGCGGGCGGCCATCTGTTCATCGTAGCGGAAATAGTACCCACGGTTGAGGCAATCCGGGCAGTCGATGCCGTCATCTTTGGTGCCGGGCTTGCTGTTCAGCTGGTCCACAAGGTGGCGCTGCCATTCTTCCTCGGTCATCTCATGCCGGGGCTGTACGCCGGTATCAGACAAAATCCTCTGCAAACTTTGAAGCATTGACCTGTGTGCCTCCTTTCGGTTTCGGTCCGCAACCGTCATCGGCCTCCCACTTTCGAATAGCTGCTTTCCAGTCCTTCATAGGATTGCGGCCGACCTTCCAGCCGTTTGACTCATAGTGTGCGTACCACTTATCGACGTTGACGCTGTTGTTTCGCTCTCGGCAATAGGCGCGAACGTCTTCGATTGATTTCGGGCGAGCTTCGCGTGTGCTCTCTCTCTTATTCTTACTTGTATTATTTAGTATTGTATTATTCTCTTGCCGGTTTTTCGGGGGAGGGTTTAACAGATTTTCGGGGGAGGGCTCCCCCAGAATTTCGGGGGACTCCCCCAGATTTTCGCCGTAGGGTGCAAAGTCCAGACAGTACGGGGTGATCCGCCGCTCTTTGACGCTGTTGTCGGGATTGCGGATCACGTCGATCTTGATGTAGCCGCACATCTTGAGGTTTGCAAGCCAGCCCTGCAAGGTCGTGACCGACACGCCGTACAGGGTGCGAAAATATGTGTTCGTCGCGTAACAGTAGCCGGTATTGTTCGATAGAGCCATGATCTCGGCGAAAAAGATCTTTTCCGCCGCCTTGATTCGCCTGTCGTCCAGAATTGCCGCCGGGATAAGCACGAACTGCCGCGCCCGGTTAGCTTCATTCGGTACAGGGTATTCTTCCATCTGCATAGCGGTTCCCCCTTAAAACGGCAGATCGCCCTCGTCGTCGTCGATCGGATCGAACTGGACGTTGGGTTCACCGCTGGCGCTGGCATAGCCGCCCTCCGGGTTCCCTTGCTGCGACTTCGGCCCGGCAAAGTTGGCACTGCTGGCAACGATCTCAATCGCCGTTCGGTTGTTGCCGTCCCTGTCCTTGTAGGTGCGGGATTGCAGGCGGCCGTCGAGGACGATCATCTGGCCTTTCTGGAAATATTTGCAGATGAATTCGGCCGTGTGCTCCCACGCGACGACGGAAATCCAGTCTACAAGATTTTTGCCGTTGGCATCCTTGCGTCCGCGGTCGCAGGCAATGGTAAACGAGCACACGCTCTTGCCGGTCGTGGTCTGGCGCATTTCGGGGTCGCGGACGAGGCGGCCCATAATTGCAATTACATTAAGCATTTTCTGTCCTTTCTGTCGGGAGATAATTCGTCCCGAACTTGGCTATAAAGCCCTCGACCGTATCGCCGGTCTCGTTGAGGTATTTCTGCTCGCCGAGTTCATGCAGCAGCTGCATACGGTCAGGGTTGAAGTGTACGCCGTCCGGCGGTTCGTTGTGGCACCAGTGGCACAAGTCCACAACCAGGCCGTAGCGTTCGGAGAGGGTGCGGTTCGGCCCGCCGAAAATGTGATGTCGCTCCAGGGCAATCACCTTTCCGCACAAGTAGCATCTTCGCATTGCCACAGGCTCAACAGCCTGTCCACCTCCTCCGGGGATTTCGTTTCAATGCCCAGGGCCTCGGCATCCTCGATCAGATCGTCGAGGAGTCGGGCCATCTCGGCGCGGTCATAGGTGCTGGAGCCATAGTACAGGCATACGTCGTCATAGTCGCTGCCGGTGCAGTGGCCCATGGGTTCGGCTATCCAGCCGATGCCAGAGCGCTGCCAGTGTTCGCAGGTGTAAGCAACAGCGGCGGTTGCAACACGCACAATCTGGAACACACCGACCCGGCGGATCGCCTCGCGGTATACGTCCTCTTTCGTAACACAGACGTTCGATGTGCTTGTCTCGATGGCGATTTTCTCGCACAAAACCCAGCAGTACGCATTGGCCGACAGGCTGCGGCGCTCTCTGAACGGCTTGCAAGCCGCTGTGAAGGATTTTTCGCCGTTCAGCATATCCAACAGCCGGTACGCGGCGGACTCGTAGGCGGGCAGGATTTTCAGGCACAGTAACAGCCCCTCCCGCTCACGGGAGAACCGCCCGCCGTTGAATCGAATCTCGATCATAAACGCCGCCAGCTTTCGCGCAGCTTCTCCGTCCAGGCGGCGGCTGCCTCGGCAGCTTCCCCGGCAGAGGTGAATACCTGAGAGCCGAGCTTGTCCTGCCGCACCCAGACTGTGGTGCCGTCGGTGCGCTTGAGGAAAATCTCGGCGGGCGGCCCATCATAGCAGGCGCACAGGATGACCGGCCGGACAATGTAGCGGCCCAGGCCGGGATCGCGGTCGCTGACATAGGAGATCATGTACAGGCAGGTGCCGAGTTGAGGGCGTTCCATCATGCCTGCGCCTCCTTCTGGGTGGACTGCTGCTTTTTCCAGCAGGAATAGCACAGACCGTCAAATTTGATTTGTGCCTGCTCCAGGGTGATGGTCTTGCCGTTCTTGAATTGAAGCCCCTGCAGCGGGCGGCCGCACTTGGCGCAGACAGGATTTTTAGCCTTGCCCTGCTGCTGTGCCGGGGCCGCATCGGTGGTGTACTTGGTGGAATCAGCCTGCCAGTAAATATCGGCACCTACGCCCAGCGCCTTGGCGGCCACAGAGAGCGCATCGGTAGTCGCCATCTTGTAGCACTCGTCCGAGCAGTTCGGGCCGTTGCGCTCGTTGGCGCAGAACATCGAGCCGCCGGTGCCGGGGATGGCCTCCGACCATGTGCCGGTGGTCTTGTCGAGAAAATAGAGGTTGAGATCCACGAAAGCGGCGATCTCGCCGGTCTTTTCGCAGGGTTGCAGCCATTTCTTGGTGATTTCGTATTTCCAGCCGATGCCGCAGGGGCCGAACACCTCGGTCAGGGCCTTGATCCTCCACATGGGGTTGATCTCGGTCTTGCCCTTGAGCCGCCCGCCGGTGATGGCCCGCTGGGCGTTCTCCGGCACGGCGCGGAACTGCTGGTAAAGCTCGAGGTTTCCCATTCCTGTTGCGTTTTCCATGCTGCTGCCCCCTTACTTGATCTGCAGGTTGAACGATGTCTTGACGGTCGCGCCGGGTACGATGAGCCCGGCCTTGAGCGCAGTTTTCAGCGCGGTCTTGGACAGCTCCGGCTCCTTATACTTGAGGAGATCGTCCTGATTCACGGCCACGCCGTTGATCTCCTCGTGATCGTGGGCCTGAATCCAGAGGACAACGCTCTCTACATCCGGCACGTCCACGGCCTCGCTGGTGCGGTAGGACAGCACATTGCGGGCGGTTTCCAGCTTGGCCGGCTTGACACCCAGCCCGGCGGCCCGCTTGAGCTGTTTGTCCATGTAGTCGGCCATGCGGTCGGCCTGGGCTTTCTTGGCCTTGTACCGGGCAGCCAGGGCATCCGCTTCGGCCTTGATCTCCTTCGCCTCTGCCAGTAGCCCCTTGTAGGCGCAGGCACAATCGTCCAGCTTTTGGGCAAAGTCGCCCGCCAGAGATTCGAGGGTATCGTCGAAAGCCTCCTCCGGCACGTCCCCGGCATCGTAGGCATCCAAAAACTGCTGAATCATATCAGGAATTTCATAAAGTTTCATGGGAAAGCTCCTTTACTTCCTGCCCGCATTTCGGACATTTTGATTTGTATCGTCTGCCGACCGTCCCAAGGGCGGTGCAGCACGTTGGGCAGATCCAGACACCGGGGCCGGTGAGCGATAGCTGCACGAGTGGCGCCGGGGGGGGGCTTGGCGAAAGGGTCGTAGTCAGGGTCGCCGGGCTTAATCGGCGGCAGTGGCGGTGTTTCCGGCAGGTACATCCTCGCCCCCTCCTTCCTGTTGGTAGTTGTGGATCAGGGTGTCGAGGCAGTCCTGCTGCCAGGCCTGGACGGATTTATAGCCCTGTGCGGCGCAGATCTTCGGCAGCAGTTCGGCGGTGGCATTGTCCACGCGCAGGCAGATGCGCCGGGTCTTGCGGTGGCGATCTCCCTTGCGGCGGTCAGGCTTGCGAGGGTGTACGGGGACGCGGGCCTCCTCGGGGATCTCGATCACGTCCGGCGTTGCGGCGGGAAAGGTGACCTCCTCGCCGGAGTAGATGTCGTGCAGCGGGCAATCCAGCACCGAGAGGATCACGCCCATCAGGGGCGGGGTGGGCAGGCAGATGCCGCTCTCCATCTTGGAGTACAGTGCCACATCGACGCGCGGCTCGACTTCCTTCATCTTGGCCACGATCTGCGGCTGTGTTAGCCGCCGGTCGAGACGGGTTGCTCTTAACTCCATAGCTTTTCCGCCTCCTCCACGCTGTCAACGAAGTCCGCTGTGTAGATCTTGTGCTCGCGGTAATAGAAGTAGCGCTCGGCGTGAACCTGACCGAAGTTCCAGCCGACGATGCGGTGCTCGACGTGGATTCCCAACTTGCGGGACAGTTCTGTCAGGGTTTCAGCCGGAACATGCAAAGAGGGAAACTCTGCCGTTTCGCCTGCCAGCAGTAAAAACTCGCAGTCCATCGGGGCGAGTGGCGGCCTCGTGAGCATGTACAGCTGGTCGAGGTGGTCAAGGACGGCGTCGAGCCATTCCTTCGGCTCAAGTTTCTGGTTTTTAGAGATTTCCATGCAGTGCCACCTCCATCTCGCACAGGGTAAACCATGCGCCGCAGACCCAGTTCAGGGCGGCGATGGCACCGATCAGCGTCAGCACTGCCGAGACGGTGGCCGTGGGCAAGGCTGCCAGCGCGGCCAGCCCCAACAGGGCCAGCATCACCGCGCAGGTCTTGCAAAAGACCTTGCCAAAACGCACGACATGCAGTAAAATATGATTGTGAATTTGCGTGAGTTCACATCTCTGGCCGTTCGGGTGCGCCAACACCCGGGCGGCCGCTTTGTTTTGATACATGGTTAATCCTCCATTATCAGTGAACCTACAGTATAGATTGCGGCCATTACCAGCTCGTGCTGTCGGCCATGAAGCCAAAAGCAGATTATGTACACGATGCCCATAATCAGTAAAAACAGACGGATGTTTCTTCTACGCATGTGTTTTGTGTGGTTTCTCCTTTCGTAGTTCAGCAGATCAGGCTTGCAATCTGCTCGACGGTCATGCTGTTGAAACTGCCGTAGTGCCGCCATACCCAGGCGCGGCTGCGGCCAAGGATCTTTGCAACCTTGGTCGGGCCAAACAGCAGTTCGCCGGGGAACAGTTCGGTGGCGCGGGCGCGTACGCTGGACAGTGTGTCGTGGTACAAAGGCTTTTCGCGGGGCATGAAAGCATCATCTCCTTTCAAGTTCAGCAGATTTGTCTTGCCAGTGTGGTGGCGGGAATGCGCTTTCCGTGGTCGCCGCCGATCCAGCCGGTGAACTGCTGGCAGACTTTCCGCTTGCCGCGGGTATCATCGGGGCCATAAACGATGCGGGAAGCCTCGGACACTGTGACCAACTCACCCGCCGCCTGGCTGCGGATGCGCTCTAACGCATCCCGGTAGCCGTCTTTCTCTCGTGCCATGATAGTTCTCCTTTGCGAATGGTTAAATTGTGTTCCCCTTTTGCATCGTGTTATAATAAAGTCGAAGTACGAAAGGAGGTGAAAAAAATGGAATTCCCGCCAATCAATATTCCAGATTTGTCAAACATTATGGTTGACCCGCCACCGATTACCTTGAGCTATTCAGATACGCAGTTTGAAGTCATAAAGCGATACGTGGAGGATTTTCAGGCGAGTCTTGACAATGAGCACGATGTTGGGTTGATGTTGACTAACTTTGGTGCTACGATGCTTATGGAAGTTACGGAGATAAGCTATGAAGAATCTGTACTTATGGTTTTTAAAGGGTATGTAAACGGTAGGATGTCAACTTTGATTCAGCATGTGAGTCAGCTGAATTTCCTTCTGACATCTGTTGAAAAATCCCCGGAAACGCCCAAAAGGCAGATAGGATTTACCGCTCCGTAGGCTCTGGAATTTCCCAAAGATCGGTACAGTGTTTCCCGACCATGTGGGCAGCATCGCGTTCTTCTTGCATGGTCATGTACACCGCGGCTTGAATCTCTGGCAACCGTTGAAGTAGCGATTCAATGGCAGCCAGAGATTTTTTTATTGTATATAAGTCACGGCGAATTTGGTTATCCATCGCGTTCACCTCCTTTTTGCGTTGGTAGTCCGAAGCATGGGACGGGTGGGGTGGTATAATGGAGTTAGCGAGTCGGAACCAGGTCATCCACTTTGCAGCCAAAATGTTCCGCGATTTTGACTGCGGTTGCCAGTGTGGGGCCGCCGCCGTTTTTCCAGCGCTGGGCGTTTCCCTTACTTAAACCTAAGGACTCGATAACAGCGGTGGCACTTTCACCATTTTTGCTGCACAGATTTGTGAAAGTCTCCCAAAAGTTCAAAAAAATGCACCTCTCTTTTGGTTTTCTATTGACGAAAGTGCACTTTTGTAGTAGTATGAAGTTGCCGACAACATAGCTACAACGCAGTGCCTTATCGCTACAAATGCATTATAAGGCATTTAAGTGCACTTTGCAAGGCTTTTAATGCACTTTTCTGCACTTCTGCGTTTTGCACAATTAGTGGAGGTGCATTTTAGTGTTTTTTGACAAATTGCAGGCCCTATGCGACGAAAAAGGCATTGCTATGTCTGCCCTGCTGGACCAGGTGGGCATGAGCCGTGGCAATATGGCCCGCTGGAAAGACGGTCTTACCCCGAAGCCTGCAACACAACTTAAGCTGGCGGAAGCTCTTGGCGTTGACCGTAGTCGCCTACTGGAAGAACAGCCCAAAGAGACGAAGCCTGCTTCTCACGATATACTGGATGATGTAGACGTTGCTTTTTACGGCGATTACAAGGAATTGTCCGAAGATGACAAGGCCGTTCTGCGCGACATGGTCAAGGTCATGCGGGCACGTCGGGCAAAGAAAAATCAGGAGGATTAAAAACCAGTGTTCAGCCTGTCTGAGTTTTACGGATATTGCAAACAGAATGATGTGGATATTATGCCGTTTGCAGCGCTGCCGCGTCCGGCCTGTACGGTCCGCGATGGGCGCTACTATGCCGTGGCACTCAACTTTACGCGGCTGTACACGGTCCGCCAGATGCGCACGGCGATGCTGCACGAATCAGGCCATCTGCACACCGGGGCGCTGCACAAGGTAGACAGCCCCTTTCAACTGGTGGCCCAGAACGAGCACCGTGCTGATGCAGATTCTTTCCGCCGCTGCCTGCCAGCCGAGGAAATCCGTCAGGCCATGCGCCAGGGCTATACCGAACCCTGGCAGTTGGCCGACTACTTCGACCTGGACGAGGATTACATAAAAAAGGCCCTGCACTACTGGACGGAATGTAGGGGCGTGGACTTTAATCAGTAGGATTATTTTAACGGAACCGACTTTGGCAAAAGTTCAGGACATGAATTTGCAATCAATATGTCGTGGGCTTACTTGTAAAAAAAACTATATATATGGTTGACAAATCGGCGCGATTTTGCATATAATATATGTAACAGATCCCGCCAAGCCTCTGGGGAGCGTTGCCTTGTGTAGCGCTTCTTATGCGCAACTGGCGGGCCTTTTTTATTATATGAAAGGAATTTTAATATGGCAACAAAACCGTTTTTACCATTGGAAAAACAGATGGAATTATTAAAAAGCCGTGGTTTGATTATTGCCAACGAGGAAAATGCCAAAAAGATTCTGGCAAACGTCAATTATTACCGCTTCAGTGCCTATTCCCTTACTCTGCGTGATCATGACCAGTTCGCAGAGAACACTAAATTCGAAGAAATCTACCGCCTTTACAATTTCGATGCTCGGCTTAGAAATTTTGTCCTTAAATACTCTGCACCAATTGAAACAACTCTTCGGGCGAGAATGGCGTATATACATGCAAAAAATCATGGTGCGCTTGGTTATATGGATAATAAAAATTTTAAAGATCAGTGGTTACACGCGCATTTTTTGAGCAAAATCAAGAAGTTATTGGATACTTCAAAAGAAGCTTTCGTTCTTCACCATCGCAATGATCTAAATGACGAATTTCCATTATGGGTTGCCGTTGAAGTTATGACGTTTGATGTTGCATCAAAATGCTTGCAAAATATGCTTGCTTCTGACCAAAGCGAAATGGCAGGGCTTTATGGTATAAGAACCAAATTTCTTGTAAACTGGATGAAGTGCGCTGTTATTGCAAGGAACATTGCGGCTCATTGCGGTAGATTTTACAATCGACCGATTTCTATTAAACCGGTAATTCCCAATGTGGTGGCAACAGATATTCAATCAGATAGAGCTTTTGCATACTTATATGTAATGTATCAGCTTCTTTCACCAGAAGATAAACAGCTCTTTGTTTTTGATTTGAAGAAGACTTTCGCAGACTACGACGGAATTGATTTCGAGCATATTGGGTTACCGCAGAATTGGGAAGCTGTTTTAAATGCAGAAATACAAGTTAATAATTGAAAAGTCAGAAAGTTCTATTTAAATAAAAATAAAAAACGCCCCACGGCGGCAACCGTGAGACGTTTTGATAGATCAGCTTGCCCACAAGGTGGAACAATCGACCCAGCAATCGTATTGTACCACCAACAGGGTAGGCTTGTCAAAGTGTACCCTGAGGGAGGTAAAAATATGCGTCGCAAAATTACAGCAGGGCTCATCCTGCGCAAGGATGGCCGCTACCAACGCAATGAACTGATCGGCGACAAACGGCGGACTTTCACCGCCAAGGACCCCGCCAAGGTGTGGGCCGACATCCAGAAAGCCCAGGAAGAATACGAGGAGCAGGAGCGCCAGCGTATCATTACCCGCGATTCTGGGCCGCTGTTCTCTGTCGTGTCAGACGAGTACCAGGCAATTGTGGAAAAGATGAAAGAGGGTACCCGGCGCAGCTACATGCCCAATATCCGCCGCGCCCGGGAGGCTCTGGGTGAGTACCGCATGCGGGAGATCCAGCCCTACATGATCGCCGAGTTCCTGCGCTCCCCTGTTTTCGAGGGCTGTTCCGCTTCGACCGTCAGCAACCAGAAAACCGTCATCAACAACATCTACCAGTTCTGGATCGATAGTCCCAAGTGGCGCGGTGACTGCAACCCTGCAGTGCAGACCCGGATGCCCCGCGGCCTGCCCCGCAGCAAGCGTCCACCGCCTACCGAGGAGCAAGTGCAGATCGTCAAGGATCACTACCTGGACCCGGATGCGCTGCTGCCGGTGGCGTACCTTTGCACGGGAGAGCGCCGCGGCGAGATGCTGGGCATCCAGCTGAAGGACATCGACTTTAAAAAGCGGGTCATCCACATCTACAAATCCGTGGAGCACATTAACAACGCGCCACACATGCGAGACTACACCAAGACCCCCGCAGGCATCCGCAAAGTTCCCCTGCTCTCCATGCTGGCCGAGGCATTGGAGCCAATCCGCCACCTGCCGCCGGACACCTACATCATCGGGTTGGACACCAAGCCAATCACACTGAAAAAATACGAAACGATGTGGCAGCGCTTCTGGCGCAAGTACGGCGTGGGCGAGGAAATTGTTCACACCAAGCGCGTGTACCGCCGCGGTCGCAGCGAGGTTGTGAAGTACAGCACTTGGCGCGTTCCTGTCTGCGGTCACCAGTTCCGCCATGAGTACGTCTGCATGCTGGCCATGGCTGGTGTGCCGGAGGAAATTGCAATACAGCTGGTGGGTCACGCCAATGCAAAGATGATCCACGAGGTCTACATGGCCCTCAAGCCCCAAATGCTGGAAGATGCTCGCAAGCGCCTGGATGCGTTACTGTAAATGCGCCGCATGATACAATTTTGAAAGTCCGAATTATAACACAATAAAAAAGAAAAATAAACGCTTTTCGGGTGCAATTGCCTTATACACAGCGGTGATACGGTCAAAAAATAGGCTTCGAGACTCGTATCCCGCTCCAAATTAAGAAAGAGGCTTACCCGGGAGGGAGCCTCTTTTCTTTTTTACAAAGAAGGAAATATTATGTTAGACGCTTTTCCAATTTATCACTGGTTTCACAATGGCAACCCCTACTCGGGGGCGGAGCAAGGGATGCGGTATGTCATTACGCCGGGCAAAAAGGCCGACCCGGCGGACGAGAGCGGCAAGCGAAAGATCGAGTTTTTGACCGTTACGGTCTGGCCCGGGCCGTGGAGCGTTGAGCACACCGCCGAGGAAAAGATACGATCCGCTGAGTTTGAGGGCAGCCAGGCGGGGCTGGATGCTGCCGTGGCCTGGCTGCATGAGTGCTACAAGGGTGATATGCCCCGCTGGACGAACATTCCGTCCATTTTGGACTGCGAGCCGGATCGCTGA